ATGTCTAATCATTTAAAAATATGTCCAACATGCAAAAAAGAAAAAATAAAAGATGGAATTTATAGAAATGGTTATATAGATTTCTATATAGATACAGCTACTAAGTGTCCATACGGGCATCCAATAATCATGACATCCATGCCAGATGATGACTTTACGATTTTAGCAAAAATCTCAGATTCCACAGATTTCTATGATGCTATGATAAAATTACACGATGACGATATCATAGAATACGAATTAAAAATGTCACAATTCCGGTCGCAAGTAGAAGCTCAAGAAGCAGAAGCAGAGCGGAAGAAAGCAGAAGATTCCAAACCGCGTTGTCCGAAATGTGGATCAACATCAATCGCAGCAGGACAGAAAGGATATTCGTTCTGGACTGGATTCTTAGGAAGCAATAAAACTGTTAATAGATGCAGTAATTGTGGTCATACTTGGAAACCGTGATGGGGTAGTAGCAGTTAGAAATAGAGGTGTTTCTACAACATTTCTGTTTCTAACTCACGTATCCTACTCCTTAAGTCATTACATGATTTTTGCTGCTTTTCTAACCGGCATTCACATGGATAATCTGTTTTGTGAAGACCAAAATTATTTTCGATTTTCCAATAAAAATCTTTATGCATTTGGTTCAATACCTTTCGATTGTTTTTGTTTAATGAATATAAGAATATAATCATTCTACATTTTGTAAAGTGTAAGAGTGTACGAATTCTGTAATATAATAATTGTAAAAAATTCAATTTTAGATTCACCACCTTTGGAGGATAAATAATGATCACTGAAGAAATAGAACTTGAAACCAAGTTGCGCTGGATGGAGTATTGTAAAGAAGTTTTAAATATACCAAAAGTAAAAGAAATAAAACTTCTTAATGAAAACGATTCGTCATACGCAAGATTTAATTCAAGAGATTTATATTATAAGAGATATGTATTATATGTTCAAAAGGATATATACGAACACACAGATACTTCAACAAAATCTATATTATTTCATGAATTTACTCATCTTGCCGATTCGATAAAATATAGAAAGAAAAAATACGAAAGATATCTTGATATAATGTCTTCTTATTCAGAATTCCATGCAGCATATATTGAGATGCTTCAAATTATAAAATATTGTAATGATCAATCAATAAATAAGGAATCAGAAATTATTTATAGAAATTGTTATCTTACTATAGAATCACTTATGAATCAATCATACAGAGATTCAATAAGAATTTTTGAGAATGTTGATGACTCATTTGATGGAGTACATAATTTTTATTATTATTTAGGATATAGAAAAGCATTGCAAAAATATAATTTGGATTTTACATTTAATTTCTTAGATTTCAATCCATTGTATATGATCTATATAAAAAATATTTTTGACTTTATCGAATCAAATGAAATTACAAAATTAGCAGACGAGCATGCAAAATTATTGCATTCTATTGATACAGAAATAAAATCTAATAAGATTTTGAATCATTTTAATATTTAAAAAGGTTATTCACTTCTCACTGGATTCCTTGGTTCTGGCAAGCCTATGAATGTATGTCAGAGCTGTGGACATAAGTGGAAGATATAGGTAAAGTTGGAGAGTAATGATTTACAATTCTACATCGCCTAAAACTTTTTCTTTGAACTTTTTTATAATTGAATAACATTCAGATTGATTCACATTTGTTCCACAATACAGGGAGTTGATTAAGCATTTTACAATATAATTTTCTTTCTCTTCTCTCTGTATAAATTCATCGATTGGATTATTATCAAACATTTTAACACCTCAATTCTGAAAGGAGATTTTATGATCACTGAAGAAAATATAATTTACACAACAACTCTTATAAAGGCTTATAATTATGAAAAGAACATCTGCAATACAGGAACTGGATTTTTCTGTAAAGACGAAAAAAATTATTATCTTATAAGTAATAAACATATCGTGGACGGATGTACTGAATTCGAGTTCAAGGTTCCTATGTATGGGGACGATAAAATAGTAACAACAAAAATAGAAATCACTCCATCAAGTCATTCTCTGTACGATATCGGCGTAATATGCATAAACTCTATTATGTCATCAAAGTACAAGTATAATATAAAATTTATTGAAATATCTGATTTCTATAATGATCAGTCTTTTAAATTTTCAAATATTGAAAATGTCATCATGCTTGGATATCCACAAGAAATAAAAGGAGATCCTCTTGGTTGTCCTATTATTAATAGCGGAATAACAGCTACACCAATATCAAGAAAGTATAGTAATCAGGAGATATTTTTAACAGATATTTTATCATTCCCTGGCTCTAGTGGCTCTCCTATATTTATAAGACATAATGATGTTTATATTTTTGTGGGAATTCATTATGCTTCTGCAACAATGGATGATGGATTGCATATAGGATTAGGATTTTGCGTTAAAGATTCTATATTATATAATTGGATAAAAGGAATCTAAAATTTAAGCGTGGCTGTTTTCTTAGAGTCAATTAGGAATTGAATTAGGCTGTCAAAATCTTCTGAAGTTATATTACTTTCATTTAGTATCGAAATGATTTTGTTTCGTACATTTATATAAGAACAATTTTCAATTTTAAATGAAATACTCGATGCATGTAATTCGATGGAATTGAAATCGTTAAGATTGTTGATATGGGTTTCACAGTTTTTCATTTACTCACCTTCTTTATTGTGAAATTTTATAACAGAATATAAATCCATAAGAGAAATCCAGAATCAAGCAGCAGACATATTTCATCTTGGTTTCTGTAAATTTCAGTAACATATTTTTGAAAATGATATTTTGAAATAAAATCATCATAATCTGTTACTGAATCAAAAAACAGTATTGATTGTCGTCCACAAAAATCATCCAAGTGATGTTTTTGGAAGAGTTGTTGTTTTTTTTGTTTGTATTTTTTTGATATCTTATGATTTAAAATGAATTTTATGATATCAGCGAAATTGTAATCATTATAATTATCCATGTAATTCACCTTCTTTTACAATATTTATGCATACCAAAAAAGAGACATCAATTAAGATGCCTCTTGGCTAAAAAATACTCCACTTAAATCAAAATATCTATCGGCTAATGGATATCCCATTTCCGTGTGATATGATACAAACTAAGCTAATGGATGCCCATTTCTCGTAAACGCAAAATAGCGAGCACCTTGACATTTTGCGTTTACTATTTCTCTGTTTGTATATGGAGTATAATAAATAATCAATAGTATGCCAATATAATAAAAGAGTAGGATTGCTCCCTACTCTTTTATATCATCTAATTTCAGCACATACAATTCACATTTTTCGTTATAAGAATCACCAACTGCTTTTTGTATTTCATTGTTGGCTCTTTTAAATCCTAGTGAATTATAAAATTGTATTCCTTGATCATTTTCCGACTCTACAAATACAATGATACCATATATTGCAATAATCTTACTTACTTTTTTTATTTTAGGTATTATATAATCATAAAATAATATTTTGCCTAAACCATTCCCTTGGAAATAAAAATCTACAGCAATTCTTGCTATTTCCACAACAGGCAACGCCATATATTCGTTTGTATCTGTATTAAATGTATGAATTGCATTAGCCTTAATTGTGTAAAACGCTAGTATACAAGTGTATTCGCTGTCCATTAAAATGTATGTGTGTCCTTGCTTTTCTTCTGCATAATCAAATGCATCATCTGATAAGAAAGTATTTAATGGATTGTCTGCGCCACAGCAAAAATCACCTACTAACATAAAATGTTTTAACGACTCTTTGCTTAGTAACTCTTCTTTATATTGAAAGTTTTCTGTGTTATCCATTACGTTTACCTTTGAGTATCTCAGCTACTTTAGCATTAGTCTTCTTACGTTGATCGTCTGTAAATGGTTTTAATTTGCTACTTTTAAAATCATCTACGATTTTAGTAGCCGCTTCCCCTTTTAATAACGGTACAACTGCCATTGAGACTGCCATATGTCTTACCTCCTCTTTTGTATGTATGGATCCTTTTTTACCTAACTTCATATAATCACCCCTTGGTATTTGAAGTAATTATACACCAAAAAAAATAAACAAAATGTCGAAATATAACGTGAGAAATAAATTAGACTATTTTTTGTGTATCTTATTATACATTTTTTATTAAATTTGTTCAACCACTAGATATAGTACGGGGAAATGAAAAGCATACTAATTATATAAATTTACCCTATATATAGTTGTTTTATCTATATTTAAAGTATTTCTTGTGTTTTTTGAAAAGAAAAAATTATTCTATTTATTTGTTTCCACAACATAACAAAATGACAGGATATAATTCCCTGTCCTTACATCGTGGTGTTTCGAGCTGTATTTTTTAACTCATGCATTATTATACACTCTTTTTGTATTAAGTCAAGTAGAATGTAAACAATTTGTGTCTTTTTTATCTCTATTAGAAAACGACGAGAGATGCGCCGAGTGGAATACCACTATAATTATCCTGTCCTGTTTTTGCAAGTCAGCAACAGGTTGTGTAGTTTGCGTCAATAGAGCAGTAGTAAATATTGTCGTATCTCATATTGACTACCCTGGGCTTTCCCCAGGTACGGACTGTATGTTGTGTACCATATGATACAATTACGCCTGTATCACGTCATGTCTTGTCAGTCTCTCGCGCCCTATATATGGAACTACACTTCCAGTTTTCGCTATAGTGCGTCGGGACTACCATTTTCGCATTAAATGCTTATTCCTTCACGAACGTATTTCTTCTATAATAAATACGCTTTTATTGCATCGATCCGGCACCTATATAAATAGGCTTACGGCTTCCCCCGATATTCGACAATTTAGAAAATATATTTTCAAGGATGGTCATATTACATTACGATATATAATATGAACACTCTCTACGTTAATTGCATGGCATTATTATGCAACCTTATAGAAAGGGGTACTGTAAACTACGATAGTTTTGCCCCACCCTGTTTTACTAGCTAGTCCTCCTCCAAGAATTCCTACAACAGTTTCAAGCGTTCCTGCTTTTGAAATAATGGTGTCAAATGCCTTAATTATTCCCGTAACTCCTTGTAATCCAGAAGTAATCATATTGGAATTGGCGAAATTTTGAATAAATCCAGTCCAAGTATTCGATAATTTATTTAGAGAACCTTCCCAGTTATTTGCAGATTTTTCTGCTTCTTTTGCAGCACTTCCTGTTCCCTCAGAATAATCTACAAGCATTTTTTCATAATCAGACCATCCAGATAATAAAGCACTTAACTTATTTGCCTGATATTTCTGCCCAATATTTGTAAGGATTTCTGTACGTAATGGGTCAGATTCTTCTAATTCATTAAATACTTTTGCAAGATCTTCCAGAACTTCAATAGGATTACGCATCTTTTCAATGCCATTTACAAATTCTGTTTGAGCAACTCCTGCTTTTTTAAATGTACCAGCAATTTTCGAATTATTTACATTCTGAACATTTATCAACAAGGATTTGATTGCGTTACCAACTTCGTTACCACCTGCTTTTGTTCTGGATTCAATTGTTCCGATCATTGCAGAAAGTTGATTTTCTTGAACACCTAATTCTGATGCCATTGATGCAGCTTGAGTTGTCGCTTCTGCCATATCTTGCATGGATACACTATTCCTGTTAGTTTGTTCTATTACTATGCTTCCAGGACAAAGCATTGGACTTTATTGTTAAATAACAATAAAGCGGATAGGACGTTAATCCTACCTCTCACGTTTCATTTTTAGATTATAGCGTGAGACTAGACTATATCTTTTCCCTCGTTTTACGTTAGGCGTTCCTACGGACTTATAGGTAACGGATAGACTATATCTATCGAAGTCGGCGTGTGCAATATGTTACCATATTACAACTTAGTCGTTAGGGGGTTAAATAAAATACGGTTTAATAATATTGTTATTTAATTTTAAATTGTTATCACAAAAAGAAAAGTTAAAAGAATTATATTCTTCCAACTTGCCATTTGATTCTATATATTTTTTTATTAATTCTTCACATAATAAAGGATTATTTTTTATATCGGATTCCCATAGGTATAAAATTTCAACACCCTGATATTTTTTAATATATGTATGTTTACTTTTGTCTCTATCAATATCCTTTTTCTGCATATTATTTATCTCATTTGAATCTGTATAAATTAAAGGGTTCACATGAAAATAATCACCCATAACTTCAATAATTAAATTATGTTCTATTAAATAATTATCGACAGAATAATATTTAAAAGTTTTTTCATTGATATAATTAATATTATTTTTTTCCTAATATACTATTAACTATCTTTTGTGGTATTGTTTGTCTATCAAGTATACCATCTTGATATTGTTTTAATGTTGCTTCTCTTACCTTATTGCAAAAATTTTCGTCCATCTTTTTTCCAGTATTATATAATTTATCACCGACATAATATTTTTTACGAAATTCCCAATAACATTCATAAGAACAGAAGTTATGGTTTTCTCCTTGTTTGTTTATATTATGTGTTAAAGATGGTATTTTTCAATTTCCTTACCACAATTATCGCAATGAACCTTTACCTTTTCTTTATAATTTATATTTTGTGAACCTGTCATCGTTTCTTTTTTGTAGTCAGCATAACAACTTCTACTACAAAAAACACCATTTTTATTATTATTAACCTTATATTTAGTAGTTACAAACTCTTTATTACAAAATTTACAGTTTGCGAGAGTTTGCCATGATTTTAATTTTATTTCTATAATATCCTCTTTCTACCGTATTTTATTTAACTTATCCTCCCGATTGTCCATCTCTGGAGTTTCCGGGATAAAAGCCAACTATGAAGCTATATATTTCTATATAGCATGACCACTATATTAATCATATTTTGTCCATCAAGCAATGCATTAAGTTTTTGAACATTTCCAGAATATTGATATGCAGCATTAGATGCCAAAAGATAACTGTTTGCAACATCTGAATTTAAATCTCCGGCAGCCTGAGCAAGAATACTTGTCTCTGCCATTTGTTCAGCCTGTTTCCCATAATATCCAGATCTGCTCATTTCTTGGATACCAAGTAAATAATCGCTTGCTTTTTTTCCCCACCGACTAGCTGAATCAAATGATGTTTCTCCCAGTTTTGCTAGTTGTGCTGTGGTCATATCAGACGTTTTCGATATCTCTGTTAAAATTGAATCAACATTTTTTAATTCAATAACAGAATTTTTGACAGATTGAATTACATTTTCGATTCCACCATAAATTTGTGTAAACTGTGCAATTTGCGAAAATGCACGTTTAAATTCTGCTGAAAAACTTTTTCCTGTAAGCCCATATAATTTTGCTTCCGATACAATTTTATTAAAATCTTTGTTTAGTGGAGTTAATTCTTGATTTGATGTCGCTTTTCTCTGGGACGCTGCAATCTCTTCTAATTGCTCTCCATATACTTTTGCAGCACGACTATTATTTTTTAACCATGTCAAAGTTTTGTTTGATGCTGTGACAGCATCAATCTTGCTGAATGATTTTGACACAGATGTAATAGAATTACCAAGTGCCTTTTGCTCATTCTGTACGACTTTTATCTGGTTTTTGTATTTTTCTAAATCGCTGGTAAGTTTTTTAAAATTAATCTCCATAATGGAATCATTTGGAGCCAATTTCACGTTATTAATATCTTTATTGATGTCAGATAATAACTTTCGAGCCTTTTCCGCGGATTTTGTCGTAAGAGATTCAAACTTTTTAAAATCTGCATTTGCCTTTGAAACATCTGCATCAATCTTTAAAGTAGAAACACTTCGTTTCGCTTTTTCAATATCAGATAATCCTTTTTTAATTCCGGATGTATCCATATCTGCTTTAACACTGATTTTATTATTCTTATCAATATTCTTAAATACACCATTGATTTTATTCAGATTCTTCATTCCCTGAATATCAAAATCAACTTTAATCTGTTTATCGTTCTTTACTAAATTGTCTAATTTTTTCTGGGCGGCATCTAGTTCGCTTGTATCAACATTCGTACTAACCCGTACTTCATATTCGCTCATTTTTTAAAAATCACTCCTCTCAAATTTGGACATCAAAAAAGCCCTCACGAAAGGAGAGCAGTAGTAAAAATTATTTATAATTTATCAATATTCTGTTATAATGAAATTGGATACATATCGATTGGATCTACCACAACTAATCCGTTGCCACGGGTATGTATCTGGCAGAAGCGTCTGTGGAAGTATACATCTTGTATACGAAATGAAAACAGTACACAGAAAGGAAATTATAATTTGAAATATTACTTACAAAATGTATGTATCCCTTTTCGTATTATTGTACAGAAAGGGGTAGGAAATGACGACAATTATAATTTTAAGTCTAATTGCAATAATATTAGCTCTTATAATTATTCTCATTTTTATTTCTAATTCATTTCATCGAAATGTAAAAGAAATAAAATATAAGGTTCAGTTTGCTAAAAATGTAAAATTTGAAATCTTTGCGTCATTTAGAAACAGCATCAACAATTAATTATAATTTTCAATTTGTGAAATTTGTACTAAATTTAATCATCTATTTTTTTAAAGCCCAGGATGAGCTACAATCCTGGGTGTTATTATTGTATCATTTCAGATACTTCGACATATTCCTATCCACAATTTCAGGAACAGCCTTTCTTGTTGCTTCAAAATATCTGTGATTTCCCAACGTATTTCCAAACGCTCCAGTTTCCGTTGCTTCAATAACATCCGATCCAGAAAAATTTCCAGTATGGTAGGAAATATTATCTTGCATTTCCGCTTTAAATTCAAAATGATTTGCTCCACCAGAAACAGGAGTAGTATTAGGGGATTCTAATAATGTTCCCGTTCTTTCATATTTAATTGGGTTTCCAAAATCATAATATCCAAGGACATTATCTTCTAATTTTATTTCAACTTCATCCCTTGCAGCATTCATACCAGAGCGTACATTTTTTTCAATTAAGTTCTTTGCTTCTAAAAAACTTGACACGACTTTTTTAGCCATAATTGTTCCTACTTACTTTTATTGCGACGCTCAATTTCTTTATATTTTGCAAGAAATTCTTCTGCTTGTGTCGGCTTATGTTCAGCGGGAACAGTTGGTTCTTCTGGAAATTCATCATTATCTTTTACAATAGAACCTGATTCATTTTTATTCTCTTTTAATTCTCCCATACGTTTCTCATATTCATCTTTCATAAACTGTTTTGCAAAATCCTCAAGAGATGAATCTGGATTGTTATATTTTTCAATAAATTTATTTGCCTCAGATACATTCAATTCATTTGCTTTCTCTGCTAAAACATTGATCAATTCAACGATTGCTTCTCCAACCATATCTTTTCTATACGATGGAGCATGAATAGATTTCTGTTTCATGTATTCAACTTTTTCTACAACATGAGACATAACAAACTTCATAACTTCCTGCGGATATGTAAGTTTTGGATTCTTTGCAGTTGTAGGTTTTAAGAAGAACTGATTTACAACATCGTTCACCTCTTTATCTGCAACTGCGACATCATAAATTGATTCTCCATTTTCAAATTCAATTCCTTCTACAAAATAATTGAGAATTGCACAAACCTGTGCTGGTTCAATATAGTAAGGAGAGTAATCAATAATTTCTCCCTCTTCATCGAAATCAAATAAACTGTTACAAATATATTCAATAGCGTTTGCTTTATCTTCGAATGTAATGTTTTCTTTTACTTTAAAATTATTTTTCTTCATATAATATGTCTCCTTTAAACAAATGTTCTGGATGTTTTTATTTTTTCATAAGTAGTATAATGTTATTATGTAGGAAGCCGTGTGCGTAACCACGGCTGTTACGCTCCTACATATGTAACACATTAATAATCACCATTGCTAGACAATATAGTCAGAAAGATAGGTGAAAGTTATCAGAAGTTTATACAATTCTGAGCGGTCTGCTCATTCTGATCTCCCCATGATAGTTGATTACTATACAATCAGAAGGGAGGTGAAAAATGGCAGACAACAAAAATTCGTTCAGACTTGCAAAACTCGCAATTATATTCACCTTTTTATCCATAACTGTTCTTGGAATAGTATGGATGGTGTTGCAAAACAATCCGACCTCACTTCATGCTATTACTAATTTTAAGGAAGGTCTTGTAGGAGTTAATTGCGAATTTGCAAGTGAGAACAGTACCAAGTGATAAGATTGGCACAATAATGTTGGTGATGTTTATCACATCGTCAACTCACTTCCATTATGGTGTTACTAAATTCTTAGTAGCACCATATCTCTTATTCTCTTTTCATTTCCTAATGAAAACGAAATTTAATTTATTGCATTAAAAAAGAGCCGGAGCAACCGACTCTCTAAATTGATAGTTTTATTTAGAAATAGTAGTGTTGTCTTCTTTTCCAGAAGTCTCTCCTACAAGTAATTCTTTGATTTCATCTAAAGTATATTCAGATTCAGAAATTAATTTTGCAATCTCTTGTGTGCGAAATTCTTTGTCGCGTTTTTCTTTCCATTCTTCGTAAGCAACTTTATCTCGCTCTAATTTCTTTATTTCAGCTTTTTTATCTTTGATTTGTAGTTTAATAACGTTTGCTTTTTGTGAAAGCAATTCTAACTCTTCTTGAGCTTTTGCAATTGTTTCATCATAATTAATTTCTACAATCTTTTTTGGTCTTGCCATAATAATTGCCTCCTAAATAATTTGATGAATTAACATTATCACAAAATAGAAGAGAAGTAAATAGATTTTATGAATCAGATTCCGACAAATTAATGTGTTAAGCCGCGCTTATCTTTCTTGTTTTGTTTAAATAGTTATTTTTTGTTTCCCAATTTTCTATAATATTTGAATATTCTTTTTCCAAACTATAATAATATTTTTGATCTATCAAGATAAAATTTTTGTATTCATCAGGATAATATATCTTAAATAATTCTAATCTTTTTTTACTTTTATCATCCATCCAACCCTTTACTTCTATCCATATATTATATTCTGGTAGATAGAAATCTGGTTGATAACTTAAAACACCTTCGATTTCATTTTCAAAATTAAAGCGTTTGTATTCATATTCCCATTTTATTGATTTAAAATTTAAAAGTCTGGCAATGTTAGCCTCCCAAGAACTTCTGAAATAATGGTCGATATCTTTTCTATAGCCGCCTTTACATCTCGAATAAGCATTTTCCCCAGTATGTATTATCCCTTTATCCCTTTTAGTTTTTACAGCCTTCATTGCAATCTGATGTTTTTCTTCATAAGACATATTTTTGGATAATTCAATATGTGACTCAGACATCCTCTTTCTTGTATCTGCAGAATGATGTTTGTTTAACATCCCTTTTGGATGTTTGTTTTTTGCATAATACGACAAAAGTTCTTTAGCTTTAACTTTAGCCTGTTTCCCAGCCTCTGTTTTATAATAATTCTGCAATCCTATTTTTGATTTTTTTATACTTTCCTCTGTATTTTTTCTGCATATATCAGTTAGACCGATCTTTCTTGCATACCTTGATATTGATGTTTTTTGCCTATTCATTTCTTTAGATAACATACATAAATCTAAATCATCTTTATGTTCCAAATAATAATTTTTAATACGTTCTTTTTCTTCTTCTGTAAATGGTTTAAATTTTGTATTAAGCCCAAGTTTACTTTTCATCCAACGTAATTGCCCATCTGTTTTTTCTAATATCTCACATAATTCAATATTTGATTTTTCTGGATATAATTCCACCAATAATTCTTTATCTTCCTTTGTCCAAGATCTTGTCTTTTTCTCTTTTTTCTTCTCGTTTGAGTCGTTTATATTCTTCATATTCGATCCAGCCTCCAAATTTTTTCACCCAAGTAACCCATTTATAATCAACTTCTGGAAACTTGTACCAAAACAATTTTCTTTTTAATAGTGCGACTGAATCTGGACATCCTTTAGTATCAATAACTTCTTCATGTCCATCCTTATAAACAATAAAAAAGTCAGCCACATACTTAATTGGCTGAACTGATTTTCCATCATGACGGAACTTTGGTTGTAATTCATATGGTTTTTGTAATTCATAACTAACCACATCACCACTCTCCACTGCCGGGCAAAGAACGTCACGATAGTACTTCATTTCTAATACAGAATCAAATACGATTCCATTATGTGTTCGTTTACTTTTATCTTTATCTACATTAAATTTTGATCTATTTATTTTTATCACCTCTTTAAATAAGAAGAGAAGTCACACAAAAGCAACTTCTCAACTTATTATTTTCCTGTATTATCTTCTTCATAGATTGGATTGATTTCAATTGGAAGAACTGGTAAATGTTCTTTTACATATTTATATTTTTGTGTTCTTCCATGATTCCCGTTCAATTCATTATGATAAGCATTCCACAGTCCGTCAAACTCTGCGACTTCATTTTCCGGAATGCCTTTCATTGCAATATACTTACTGAATCTTTGATCAATTTTATCACCAAGTAATTCCATTGTTCCACACATAAGAGCTTTTATCTGCTCTTTTCTTTCTACGGCTCCTTCGGCTAATTTATCAATAGATTCATTAAGTTCCTGTCTTATTTCGCGAGATTTCTCTCGATCCTTTACTCTGTTTTCAGCATATGTATTCATTTGCTGTTTTTGCTCAATTAAAGCTTCTTTTAATTCGGTTGTAATTGTTGCAATTTCCTTACGAATCTCTTCATCGTGTTTATCAGACCTTGTTCTATCCATATCTTGCTTTTCTTGTAATTTATCAAGATTTTCAACTGTTTTTACCAATAGCTCATGTTCTTCACGCCTCTGCCTAATATGAGTAAGTTCAATTCCGAATATCTTCATAACTTTAATAACTAATTCATATATAAACACAAGTGCTAAACCAGAAATGGTCAAACCAATAACCAGAGAAACAAAATCTAATTCGAAAAATTTTTCAATATATTCCATATTTCTGCTTATCCTTTGTTGTCGTCTTTAAATTTTTGAATAACGTCTTCGATCTGATCAATTAAAATTTCGCCATTCTTAATCATATCTGTTAATGCCTGTGCTTCCTGTGAGGCTTTGGTAAAGTTTCTGTTTTTCCATGTATTCCATGCCGCCGTTACAATTAAGAAAATTACAGAAACAATGTTACTGATTTCATCGTTCTGAATTGGCAAAACGTTCATTCCAAACATTTGTAAAACAGCATTAATAAGGGCAAGAACAAGTAATGCAATACCAGTTACCGCTTCAGCAGTAACTCCTTTTAAGTTTAATTTTTTCATTTAACCATCCCTTTTCTAAATAAATAGGGTAGTGGCAGTCCTTTAATACTATTGCCGATGTACTGTGTGACACTGCGCTCAAAAATATGACACCCACTTTTGCGTTCATCATCTTGAACAACCTATTTCATTTTTGACCAAAACTTAGACAACGCAAGTCCAAGTTCTTTTGTCTTTTTATATTTCCATACCGAAACACCATTTTCTATCTTCACAAATTCATACCTAATTCCGCATTCAGATAGATAGCAAACTTCGTGAGATGATTCTGTGCGGTATTCGTTATCTATACGTTTAATATGGATTCCTCCCAACAAATAAATATTAGGGGCAAAAAAATGGGGCAAATATCAGTTAATAGATATCTACCCCTTTCTTTACACTCAATATCTATCACTCAAATTTAGGAATTTGCCATAATTCCAGCTGCTTTCAGAGAATCAAGTAAAGCCTTGAACTCTGCCTTTGTTACCTGCTCTGCTGCGGCTTCTGGAACAAGCGCAGCCTGTTTTACACCGCCAAGCGTTGTTTTATTAGCAGGCGGAAGTACATATTTGTTTGCCTGTTCTGCAACACCGTCAAGCTTCGTTTTGTCTTCTTTAGACATTAATCCATCTTTTGATCCCGCAACAGCTTTTACTAATTTACCTTCCAGTTGTGCAATTTTCGTATCATTTGTATGCACTCCTGTTTCTATATTGTTCAAAGATTCCTTTGTAATAACTTCGGAGTCTACCCAAGTTTTCTTATTATAAGCCATATTGCCACCTCACTATGCGGATTTTCCTACTTTTGCCTTACCGACTTTCCCCCTGCCTACCAAGGCGAGGTCTTCAGGGGGTTCTATTCCCCCAAATTCTCCTCATCTTCCATCAGGATTAAGTCAAGCATATTTCCGTCATCATCAACCATCATGTCACAAGTCAGTGTTACAGAACCTGGATCACCAGAGCTTGCAAATGACAGAGACATGTTAGCCTGTGGAACAACTTTATGTGCTACGAAAATATACGGAAGTACATCATCGTCCGTTGTTTTCATGAATGTTTCTCCATAAACAGTAAATGCTTTCGGGAAGTCTGTAGCTTTAATGCTGATGCTATATACATCCTGTCTAGTTGTTACATAGAAAATAATAACCTCTTTTCCAGATTCAGCACTTTCAAGAGTAATTTCTTGTCCAGAAACAGCATTAACTTTAATCGGAGTATCAAGGTTTTTGTCTTCTGCATCGTAAACCCATACCTTTTCTTTCTCCAAAGTAACTTTCTTATCAGAAATAGAAACTTTATTCTCTCCTGCTACAGTTGCTTTTTCTTTTCTCATGAAAGTTGCTGTTTTAGAACTCTTACCACCTGTCATCAGTTCCCACAGTTTCGGTGTCTGAATCTGTGTTTCGATTGTAAGAGTACCTGCACGTTCTCCAGAGAATGTGATTTTCTTCGGATGCCCCTGTCCGCCATATGCGAAAACGTTTTCTCCAGTTAATTCCTGGCTAGATGTATTTGCATAATCGCAGTCAAGGAAAATTTTCTTTGTCTTATAATCAACAAAAATCAGGTTGCAGACTTCTCTATTTGCCATCTGCTTGCTAAATGTATTTGTTGGCATATGTATTACCTCCTGTGTAATTTTTTGAAATAAAAAAGACACCAGAATTAACCAGCGTCATTTCCTGTGTTATATATATTTGAATTCCAAGCACCAAACTTGAATTTCTTTTCTTTGTCTCCCCACACGGAAACCTGTGTAGAAGCGATGTCATATTGATCGATAATCTGTAATCGTTCAAATGCATCGAATAATTGATAAATAGTTATATCCCATATATTTGTCCAGTTTAAGGATCCACTTTTTGCAGCAACAGAAGATATTATATTGGGAAGAGTTAAGTCAGAACTTGCACCAGATGCAGCCCGTAACTTTTTGCGACCTTGATGAATCTTTTGATAAATTCTTCTTGCGTTCTTACCTTTAATATTTCTAATATCACTTACATCATTTTTATCTGGAGTGATATGTACTCGTTGCAAAATGATATCCAAAACATCATCATAATTTTTACTATTGATAATTCCAGTTGCTATCAATTCAATTTGTCCGTCTTCTTTTTCTATTTTCTTTGTAGATAAAAAAGATTCGTATTCTTCGTACCACTCAAATTCTTCAATAAGGAAGAAGTTAAGTGCTTTGTTAATGATATTTCTAAATTCTGGATCATACAGGATTAAATCAAACTTCGTATAAAGTTCCAAATCTTCTTCTTTTTTAAATGTATCAATATAGTCATCTGCTTTCATTCTTAGACACGACACATATTGTGCATAGACGTAATAAGATAAATCTGCAACCTCAATTAACTTTGGAGACTTGATTCTACCAACCCCAACAATGTCAAGTGGGAGAGGAGAGATTAGATCAAAATAATCTAACTTCATTTATCCGCCTCCTTAAACTTAAAATCAGAAGTAGTGAATATAAGCTGTCTTCCATAATATTTATTATTAGGAAAGTAGTAGTTGACTGATTCTAATGTCAGTTCTCCAATTCCATATTTATTTGGTTCTTGTAATTGACGTTCTACCATATCTGACAAAATATCTACACGAGTACCTAAGTATCCGTCTTTATGATATTCCATACAATCTTTATGACAATATGCATAGACTGTTACCTTCATTGTCTTCATTGTACGAGACTGTTTTATATAATTTACCTCTACGCATAAATACGGAAGAACTTCTGTCTGTGTTTCATCAATATACAAATAAGGAAAAATTTGAGAATATACCAAATTATCTACATCATCAGAAGTGTAATTTTCTCCTAATAAAAGTTCACAGATGTCAGGAGAATCCAAGAATGATAGAAGAAGATTTGTTTTAAAGATTCCTATATCTTTTAAAACCGTTCTGTTCATTAGTCCTCCTAAAATAAATTAGAAATTTTTATTTTCTTTTCAGAAATGATTGTATCGTTAATTACAATTTGCAGTTTGAATATCTGTCCAACTTCATTGTTATCCGTTACTTTTACATCAATTGATGATTCAGAAATTGAAGTTTCCACTTTTACATCTGGTTCAATCTTCCATGTAAAATCAGAGTATTCAAACTCATCTGTCGTATTTTTATCTCTGTAGAATTTTACCTGATAAGTCTTTGTCCTATTTAATTTAATAGAATCACTTCCAATAATATCTGCAAAAATAAAAAATTCCGGTCTATCAGATTGTTCTGGCGGTACCGGTTTGCTTACATCTATATAATCACAAATTTTTAACTCTCTGTTGTCTGTCAACAGATTTAATTCTGTCTTATCCGCAATAAAACTCAAAATGCTTCCGTGATCTTCATCACCGTAATCATACAAGATGTCATCTGTTCTTGTAAGTTTAAATACCTTATCTGGATTCACTTTCTTACGATCAAGAAATACACGTTTCCTGTCTAACAGAATACATTCATCATCATATGGAAGTTTGATAGTATATGAGTTAGATGTTAAGTTGATGGTAAAGTTACCGTTTTCACCAACATCATATTTTGAAGCAGAAACCGCATTACACCAACGTTCAATAATCTCACCAGAAGCATTCTGCCATCTCATCAAGTATTGACACAATACCATTGTTGCTTTTTCATAGATCTTGTTGTTTCCAGGATATCCATCGATTAGCCAATATCTATTTTCAAAAAACACATACATGCCAGCTTTTACAGTTCCAATCTCAAACAGAACTGTTCTTTCAAGAGATTTTAAATGTGTATCCGCAGTATTTCCTTGAACGATACATCTAATATGTTTTGGATGACTTAAATCACTGTTGTAAAGAATAATAGAAGTAGCAATGTCAGTTTGCAATGCTTCTGCAAAAGAATCATCTTTATTTTCTAGGAATGATTCGTTTTCATATCCGCCTGTTACATTTGGTCTGGTGCTTTGATTTAGTAAATACCAATCTTGTATAATACACACCCCCTAAAGAAAAGCAGTTACTTTCTGGTTATTAACCATTGTATTTGTTTTTTCTGACACATAATCAAGTTCTGCTTTTGTTGCAGTTTTAGAACCATTTGAACCATCGATTCCTATATCTTTTCCAGTTATACTGATCCGTTTATTCACTTTAGAATACTGTCGTTCCTGATATGACTGCTTCATAAATTCTGCCAATGTATCAATTGTATATCTGTCAAGTTCAGAATCAAAACGATTCAATTCTTCATCAAAGTTTAAATCACTTAATTCCGCAGAATATCTTCCAATAGCTTTCTTCAGCCATTCCATTTCCAGTGATACAGGCAATACAGTTTTGTCTGCAAAAGAAGACTCGAATGATTGTATCACTTCATTAGCTGTTGTATTACCCATTTCGATCACCTCTAAATGTTGTATCCAACATAATTTTCAACAACTCTAATTTTTTCAAAGTCATTGAATTTTTCTTTTTTAATGATTTCAAGAATTGCAATTTTCTCAGCTCTTGTAACTACTAATTCCTGCAATTTTGTTTCAAAAGTTTTCATTGTTTTATAGTCAAATAATTTTTTGACTGCATCTGTTGTAAGTACCGCCTGTGTAACAGTACCGTCTTCGCTATCAAAATCAACCTCAACTCTTGTTGGTTTATCATCTACATAAAGTGTTGCGTGAGAACCCCTGTCATCAATTCCAGTCAACAGTCTATTACCATTCTGAATCTGTGTAATAATTTCACTTCTCTGTAAACGAATTGTTCCGTTAGGCGGAATAGTTACATCCCCATTTGTCTCAATTCTTTTAAAACCTGTTGTCCAATTTGCAATACTTTTAACAGTTACTTTCTGCTCAAGATTTAATTCTTCTACTGTATTTTTTTCTTCAGCCATTTTTATCTCCTCAATAACAATTATGATTTTTTCTCAACTAATTTTTTCTAAACGGCATGAATAATTGCCTTATACAAAGCAATTACCTTATCGAGTCTCTCTGATTTTTTAAATGTATGGTATGGCGTTCCAGTCCTTTTATTTGTCGATTTTGATACATATGGAATGTCAAAAGCCATAATAAAATGAGATAACTTTTTTGAATAACAATAAAAATAATTGCTCATGTTTTCTCCTTTAAACTAAAATAAGAGACAGAATGATCTGCCTCTTATCATTTAAATATTTTATTTTCCAAGATTAGATTAAAGATTTGTATCGCTAATTACACCTACCTGGTATTCTCTTCCTTCTGCTACAAGTGCCCCAACTTCAAGATCAAATCTGGAGATCTGCATTCCAGTTGTAACATCATTTCCAGAGAATGAAGTCAGTCCGCCTCTTGTTACGGTGTAAATAGGAGACTGTCCTCCCTGTGGCATTACAAATCCGATCCCTGCCGGCAATAGTGTGTTAAAGTTTGTGCCATTTTTGTTCAGTGTTGTTAAGTCATATGGATTTGGAATTTCTGCAAGAGTAGCGCCATTGTATACGCCCATCAGTCCTGTGTTATGAATTTCATCCATAATTGTACGAGAGATTCCATTTACAGTCGGTGTAGTTCCTTCATATCCAGCAAATCCATTAAACTGTGCAATCAGAGCATAATCTCCGGATACAGTCGGCTTACCAAAACGTCTAACATTTGTAATAACACCATCTACACCTGTCTTTGTAAGACCAGCCCCCTCAAAGAAGTATTTTACACCTTTTGCATTTTTAATTGCATTGTAAACAGTATCCACTACATATTTAGAAGCTTTATTTCTAATATCAGTACGAACCTGTTCCTGAAGCTCGTTCTCGTCACTCATATCTCCAAGCGCTGCTTTTCTGTAATCAACTGCATAACCACCAGAAATAGTAGTTGTTGCAATCGGAACACGTCTTTTTCTGATTGTTGGGAATTTTACATCCTGTCCAGCAGCCTGAATTTCAGCACCAGTATTTACATACTCTGTGATTTCTACTTCACAAGACTCGTTATATCCGATCGGTTTGTAATTTCCGTAAATTCCAAGTAACTTGATTTCCTGCATCAACACTGGCTGCATTTTAAAACGTCTCAGTTCATTGATTTCAGAAATAGCAACTGGATCATTTGTTGCAGCTCTGCTATTTAACTCTTTAATATATTTAGCTGCAGCATCAGCTGTATTTTTGTTATTAAATTTAGGCAGTTCTCTACCATCTGTCATAGCAGAGAATACTTCTACAACTGGAGAATTGGCATTAATTTTTCCACTTACAAAAGAAGCATCTCTACGTTCATTATTTAATTCAAATGTATAACTCATATGTATTTTTTCTCCCTTCAATTAGTCTTGTTTTGTAACAACTTTGGCAACAAGACCAATTTTGTTTCCAATAATCTCAGTTACTTCAAAATAAGGAGCCACACTCGCACCTGTAACTAATTTCCCTGTTGCATCAGATTTCAGTTTGTTCCCTTTTGCAAAAGTTGCTGGTAACTGAGCACCGTATACTTCGATTTCCTGTCCCTCAAGTTTTTCAAAATCTACAACTCTTACATGAGATCCTGCAGGGATTTTGTATTCCGGCATATCCATATCATCGCCAACTTCAACCTGCATAATTGCCTGTTTAGCATCTGCCTTTGGCGCAAATTTTCCTGTTGTGACTGAACCAAAATCTCCATTCAGCGCATCTTTATCAATGGTTGCGTCCACGAAAGGGTACAACTTCTCAATCTGTGAGATTTTTCTAAATTTAATCATCTAGTTTATCCTCCTCTTAAAAAATATTTACTTCTTCGTCATCATCAACATATTTCTCACTACATACTTCTGAGAAAATATCTTCAATTTTCACTTCTTCTGAATTCTGCTCAGAGATACGAGCTTCTGATTCTGCCTGTTTCTGTTTTGCAACAATTTCCATGCAGATTTTAGATTTAATAGAATTGATTTCAGATGTTACATTATTTAACTCTGATTTCTTTTTACATGCATTAATTTCATCTTTTAATTTTTTAATGTCCTCTTTAGCAACTTCTTTTTCTTCATCACTAAAGTCTTTCAGAGCAGCCTCGACCTCAGAAAGTTTTTCAGATGCTTTTGCTTTTGTTACCTCTTTTTCGAGATCCTCTTTTTCATCATCTTTCTTCTTCATGTCTTTTTCCATCTGCTCAACTTTTGCATTCAGTTCTGCAATCTGTGTGTCTCTAGCAGCAATATCAGCATCTTTTGCTTCAATCTGTGAATTCAGTTCTGTAATTTTGTTATTCAATTCAGAAACTTCATCATCATGTGATTTCTTTTCACTATTAATTTCTGCAAGAGTGGATTTGAGAACTTCCTCAAATTCTTTCTTATCGAATTCCATGTTTTTCTTTTCCTCCTTAAGTTTTTCTTGTTTTTGTGCTACTTCAAGAACATAACAATTTTCGTCTGCTTCTTTGACGACTCCTCCAAGTATCGCTGTTGCAGAAAAATCAAACACCTGTGGATATCTAAGCTCTTTGTTATATCCACCGTCATAAATAATACTTCCACCGTTTTTCCCTACAATTTCGATAGAAGACTTAACATCTGACAATAAAATATTTTCTTTAAGATAGTCACAGAAATTTTTATATCTTTGATAAAAAAGATATCCGTATCCGACAAGAACTCTTTTTATTTCTCCGTTAATTTCCAAATCTTCAATTTTGGCGTCTTCAATAACTCCACAACATTCAGAATTGTTAAACAACGGTTCCGACTTCCCATCTCCGATTTCTACAGTTTCTGTGTACCCGTGATCTAAAGGAATGTCTTTTAATTCTGAATCAACAAAACTTGCACAAATTGGTATTCCTTTTATTGAATCTAAATTGTTTAAAACATATTCCTCATTCCAACTAATTCCATTTAGATTTTTTTCGTCTTTTTTATGTAATGTAAGCAGCACCATTCTGATTTTTCGCCTACCACCTTTTGATGATTTGCTACTTAATTCGAGGATTCTATTCATCGTTTTATCCTCCTTTGTTGTTATATAAAAAAAGAAAGCAAGGTATTAACTCGCTCTCTTGATCTCAACATCCATATTAAATTGATTATCTAAAATATTTGAGATATTGTTTATGTCATTATAGAAAATTTCAAGTAACTCAATATTTTTTATTTCCGCATATTCACGCTTTCGCTTATCATGTTCTGTTTGAATTACAAATTGATCTTCTCCTCCGAAGTATTCCACAGGTTCTACATGCTGTTTCCCTTGTGCTTCTATTAAAAGATTATATTCTGGAAGATAAAAGTCATAAGACAACAATCCGCCATTTACTCCGTATAGTCCATCAAAAGAATAATGTAATTTGTAACTTATTTTATGTTTATCTAAATACAGTTTTATATAGTATTCTAATTTAGAATTTGTGGTACAATTAGGACAATTACAAGATTTTAAAAGATCATGCGGCGTACGTTCAAAATTACGATTGCAATTTGTACATAGAAATGTAGTGGAAGTAGACATGTCAACAAAGTCTCCAATTAATTTTATTGTTGAATTTTTTTTATCCAATCCGTCTATAAAAGAATTTAATTTAAGAATTCTATTCTTTTCTTGAGTACAATTTTTACATCCAATGGATGTATTAGAAATATAAGTCATTGTACTTTCGAATGTCCCTCCGCATACATTACATTTAAAAGTTGCCGGAGTAGTAGCATTAATGTAATCTGATACAACACTTAAATTCATATTGTTTAATAATTCAGAATAATCACTTATGGATTTGTATTTTGATTTGTCTCGTCTCTTTTGTGCACATATAGGACATCCGCGCCCACGTATTAAATTTTTGGATTTAGCCTTCCATTTATTACCACAAACACCACATTCGCAGTCGAGCAAAGATTCAGAAGAAAAATAATTAGAAAAATCAATATTTATATTATTCCCAAATGACTTAACCTTTTCTACAACTTCTGTGTTAGAAAATCTTGCATTTGATTGACTTATAACTGAGGCACAATTTCTGTGCATACATCCTTGTATTAAACTTTCGTAAGAAGTTTCATATATAGCTCCGCATAATAAACATTCGCATTTAATTCTTTTACATTCTTCGTCATATGATAATATCTTTGCATATTCAGATTTTTCTGAATGCAACCTATTAATTCGATTATTTACAATATCAATCTTTCGCTTTGATTTAATTTTTCCGCCGCAATCTACACAGCCACAAGTTCTCCAAGCTCTTACGAGATCATATTTTGAAATGAATTCTTTTCCACATAATTGGCATCGAAATTTCGTTGGCGTTTTAGAATTTATATAATTTCCGACTATTTCCACTTTCAAATGTGATATTAAATCATTCACTTGTTCTTTTGTAAATTGATTATACTTAGGTGCTTCATTTCTACACAATTCACAAGTTACACCATTTAGTGCACTTTCAGGAGTTGTATTGAATAATACATTATGTTTTTTACATCTAAAAGTTACCTTCTTTTTCATGCTCTTATATCCATCTATGTATTCGATATCATCTCTTGTGCTGTATAAATCATTAAGAAAATCCTTTAATGGTTTTATTCTTGCTTTCCGTACTCGTTCATTTCCACACATCGGACAACCGCACCCTCTCATCAAGGAATCAGATATTGGTTCCCATTCATAGTCACAAACTTTGCATTTGCATTTTATCCTGTTTTTAATTCCACAATATTCTGATAATAATTCAATATTGTCAAAATTCTTATTTTTTAATTTCAATTCAGAAACAAACTCTTCATGAGTTTTCTTTTTCGCCATAAATAACCTCCAATATTTTTACATAATAAAAGTGATCTACTTATTAGCAGACCACTCATTTAACAAAGCGTTTAATTTTTCGTTTTTGATATAAACCCAAAATAGTTTTTTACTATTTGGATTTAACGCTGCCAGTTTATATCTCAATCCATTTTCGTAAAGAAAATTACGAAGCGGGAGAGAGTAACAGCAATATAATTCTACAGCCATATAACTAATTCTCCTTTTAACTATTTATTATCGCTTGGACTAGGAATCTCATTTCCATTATTATCTCTGCTTCTTACTGTATTGTCTGTTGGGGTATCCGTTTTAGGTCTTCCTGTAACATCATCATCTTTTGAAATTGTACTACTAGTAAGATGCGGTAAATATTTTTCATATATTTTATTATCTATTTCTTCATCCAAAACAGAATAATAAGCATCTGGATCGACTCCTGTACTGGCAATAAGGAAACTGAGAGAACCACCAACGTCGTACAACCCCTTCATCATTTCAAAGAAATTTTTTCTATTTACAAATGAAGTAGGGAAATAATATACTTCAACTTTGTTTTTATCATTTTGGATAATGTTTTTATTGATTACATGATTCAATTCATTTTGCCACTCATTTACCCAAGTATATAATTGAGCAGTAATCATCTCTAAATTACTCTGCGATGCACCATAGTTTCCTGTTGTCATTGCACCAATGAGAGCAGAAGAAATTCCTAAATCAAGTGAAATTTGATCATTCAAATCAGACTCATTTTTGCTATCGAAAATATCCGTAGATACATCGATAGAATCAAGTTTTGTACCAGCAGCAACACTGAAGAAAGAAATTCCTCCACGAGAGTTTTTGTTCATTACAGCTTGACGTACAGTAGCATGTTGCTGTTCTTGCTGTTTTCCAGTAAGAGAACTTGTCCCTTTATCTTTTCCTTCCGGGAATGTCTGATAAATAATTTTATTGTTAATTTCATCTAACACATTCCTTTTTGTGTCTGTGAAATAGTCTTTGTATAACACATCTGCGAGCGCGGCAATAATTAAACTTCGACCCCATGGTTCAGAATCTTTACATTTAATCTTCCGACACATAGTATGATCATTATCAAGTACTACCCAGTCTCCTCCGGTAGCCCTGGCGTTGCGACTATTGTATGCTTTTACGATTTCTTCTGGGTATTTTCTTAATTTGCGTTCCAGTTTTTCACCAGTATAATCATCAAAATATCTCAGATTGAACGCAAGCACATATCTACCATTTTTCTTTCCAACAATTTTTGTATATCTCCATGGAAGAGAAATGATAGTAGCATTAATTCCAACTTCATTAATTTCTACAATGTTTTCTACATCGTAATCTGTCATAAATTTGGATTTGTCATAATTTTTCTTTTTCGTCTCAAAATAGAAAAAAGCGATTCCATCTAACATACACGTAAATAGTGCATTTCTGATAAACTGTTTATCATCAATTTTTTCAAGAATGGATTTCATCAATGCTTTATTCGCCTGGACTGTCTTTGTATTTCGTTTATTTTTACTTATTAAAATACGATCAAGACATGGAAGAGCAGTCATATAATCGACTGAGTTAGATACGATACCATTTTTCGTATACACAAAATTTGATAATCGAATTGCAGCATCGTGATTTCCAATAGGATCCCGTAAAATAGAATCTATTTCTTCTTTAGAAAAATAGTCATAAATACCACACGAGAATAAACTACTTATGTCCATTGGTGATACAAAACTATTAAATTCGTATATATTATTAGCAGTAGGAGAGGACTCGTTTTGAATCTCTACCGATTGCTCCTTATTAACTTCTGGCATGTCCATCTCCTTTCTGTTAATTTATAAGACACGTAAATTCATAATCGGAATCTGTTGAAAGTAAATCAAGTTCTAACTGATCAAAGAAATACGATCCATAACTACAAGACGTGTATCTGTCTTTACAATTTGATCCTTGTTCATATACTTTCACAATTCCAGTCTGCGGTGATTTTTCATACAGTAATTCAGCACACTCACTGATCATTGCTTGAGTTTCAAGAAATGGTCGTTCAAATTCAAATTGTGTATTTAAATCAGTTTCATTTTTATAGTCATCGTTTTCAGATAAAAGCTCTTCAATTGCCGTATTCAAATTTACAAGTAATTCAGTTCTATGTTCCATTAAAGAGCGTCTAAAACTATATGCAATATCACTATTTAGCTTTTGAGTGGCGTTGATTGCATAGATAACGGCTGGAGCATTTGGATTTTTAACAACATCAGCATAGGTGTCGTTGTTCATACATTTGAGAGGAGGATATTCCTTTCCACGTTCTTCGTCATATAGTGTTTTACCAAGTGAATAACATACCTGTGTTCCGCCGTTTCGACAGTCTAGTACAATATAATCGGCATCATAATCTTCATATAATTGCCGGATTCGTATTGCCTGTTTTGTTGTATCACCTATTTGATTTGATTCAATATAAGAATACTGTCTCTTATATCCTTGTTTTACCACAACTTCCGAGTCATCAGTTTCATACCTCATAGTTTCTGGAATTCCACGAATACAAGAATATATAGAGTTATCGTTTTTCTTTCCTTCTACAAAAGCAATATCACAAGATATCACGCGAATTTCACCCTCTTGCTTTGGAGCAAAGTGTTTTGTTTTTTTATTAAATTTTACATCTCTATGGTTTCTTGGATAAAATACTTGACGTAATGTTTGAGCATCACTAAGCATAGAATAAGTAAAGAAAGCAGAAGAGTTATTTCTAACTCTAAGATTTAAAAATTCGATTTGCCATGTAATAGGATCTTGTTTTTTCTTTTCCTGCTGCATCTGCCTTTGAGTACGAATATTATGTTTCAGAGTAATACTTTCATCAAAAGCAAGCATTACAGAAGTCCTATTGTTCAACATATCAGTATAAGCTTGATCAACTAAATTCCACATCCAATGTCCATCATCTAACCATGAACTTGAAATGTATATATCTTTTGGATCTTCTTTTAGACATTCAATTCCTTCATAAAAAGGATCAATCATAAAAGGAGCCTGTCTAATTGTTTGGAATGGCGAAATGACACTATCGTCAATATTCTTATCAATCTGTCTAAATTCTTCTCGTACAGCATCCGTACTACGAAGACCACGAGCAAATTCGTTTGCTGTAAATACTTTAATAGTAGATCCATTATTAAAATATACAATCGATTCATTTGCGCTATCTTTTATATCTCTTATCTCTTTTCTTAAAGCAGGAGACATATTCATCAGTTCATTTTTTATTTTTTCCGATATGATCAGTTTACTTTGTCCTCGTGTTGCAGAACCAAGTACGATTTTTGAACCAGGTTTTACAATTGCTTTACAACAAGCGTATAGAGCAATAATAAAAGATTTCGCTGCAGCACGACACGCAACAATACAAACAAGCTGTGAGACACCCATTAGATATAAAATGAGCTGTTGGTATAAATGCAGCCTAATTCCCAAATAATCCATAGCGAGTCTATGTAAATTTCTTGTGAAAAATGTAGACCACAAAAATGTGTTATGAACATTTGTAGGATTACTTAAAAAATGAGTTGATGGAAATTTCTTGTAAAGATTCTGTTGACGTTCATCTGCGTATTTGTTACTCATCGACATCATCTACACTGTCCTTTACAAAATATTCCGTGTCCCTATCTGTTGTTCCCGTCATAAGATTTCTAAGAGGTCTTTTTACAAATCGATCAAAATATTCTCCAATTTTATCGTAATCTTTATATAGTTCCTTATCTTTATAATATTCTTCTGGAGTATACTGAGATATAGTAGCAAGAGTTACTCCGAGACATTCATTTGCACTATTATCTGTTTCTTGAATTGTAGATAATCCGGCTTTTGTAAATGTCTTACTATACTGATCAGTTAGTTTAATATACTTATCTGAATCGCCTCTTTTTAATGCATTTGTCTGAAGCATAAATAACGAACATAAACTTTTGATAAAAATTTCTTGATTTGCATCACAATTTGGATTTTGCCGTTTTAACATTTTATAATGCTCATCCATTATTTTATAATCAGACTCTGTGAAGCCAACACCCCACCGATCAACGGCTGTTGCAGTAATAGTAGACTCTTCAGATTTCGCCTGTTCACGAGATTTTACAATCTCACCTTGTTTTTCATTAAATTCAAACTTCATACTGTCAAAATATGTAGTTCCAATTCTTGCAGTTTGCCCTAAATTTTTCTTTGCCAAATAGTGACTGATACGACTCCTGTCCGCAGATATTTGTCTTGAAGCAGTTAAAGCATCAATATGATATACCCATCCAAATTCCATACACATATGTCTAATTGCGTGTTCTTCGTTTCCAGAGTAAAAATCTATAAGTTTTTTATAATATTTATCACGACAATCATTGCATATTTCAATATATCCGTTATTTGCTTGATATTTTGGATGTGCAGATTTTGAAAAATGACTTTTCTGAGAATCCCAAGATTCGCCACACATATAACATTTATACTTTTTTGTATTTGTCGAATTAGATAGTGGAAATCGCATATCAACAGAGATATCTATTTTCTGTGGAGATTTCATTGATTCTTCAATTCTTTCATCTCTTGATCGTTTTAATTTTTGAGTCAAATATCTCACATCCTTTCTCAACTATTTCGTATTCAATGCTCAGACCCAGATTCGAACTGGGAGCAACTGATTAAAAGTCAATCGTTTTACCATTGAACTATCTAAGCATAATAATAGGGCAGTAGTAGTACCGCCCTTAATAATTTAATATATTACTGTGCAATAATACCTGCATCTCTAAGACTAGCTAAGAGTGCATTTAATTTATCTTTTACATCTGCGTCTCCAGCGTCTGCAACAGCAACTCCCTTTTGTGGTAATTCAGTTTTTAATGCATACTTTTTATCTGCATCAACTGTCTTCATATATGGTGTAAGAGCATCGGATCCAATCCTAGTTTTCAATGCATCTCCAACAGCTTTTGCATCAGCAGCTTTTCCTTCCACAGCAAGTGTTTTGTCAAGTTCAATTTCTATACCTGTCGGATATGTAGGAACGAATAATTTTCCTGTTGCAGTGTCAATTGCAACCTCCACTGTTTCATTCGTTTTTCCTTTTGCTTTAATTCCACCAAGAATTTTATCAGTTGCCTGTGGAAGAGTATAAGAACTTCCTATCGGAATGTTAATTGTTTTTTCGACAGAACCGTCATAGTCATCTGTTACTGCACCTGTAAATTTAATCTTTTTAGGATTTGGAAGTGTAGTCGTAGTTTTTGGTAAGGCTCCAACTTCGTCTGCGGTATATGTCGGTTTTGCTTCAGTTTTCGCCCATGCAGGAACAGTAGGATCTGTTTCTTTTGTAAGATAAGTTCCTTTAGGCTGAATTCCTAAATCGTCCAGTGTTTTATTTCCACTCAATTCTTTTCCTGCAATCTGTGGTTTGTTTGTGAGTGCAGAATAATCAAGAGAAATATTTCCTCCTGAACCACCAGAAACAGGTTGTTCAACCCATTCCTTTGCATCTTCGTCATATTTATAAATTGTTCCTGTATCAATTTCTTCAAACGTACTTCCATTTGTAATATATGTAAAGTTTATAAAATCAATTGGCTTTTCATCAGTAGATAATCCAGTAATTTCAAGAACTTCACGATTCATGGAATTTCCAACCTTTTGTAATGTAACCATGTGCTTCCTCACTTTCTTCTTATTTAATATACCGATATGAAACCGGCATTTCTTTTGAAAGCCGGAATTTAAAATGACTCTTACCGCCGTGAAATGGCAATGTCTTAGTCTCTTGACCATGGAGCCGTATGCAAAAATAGGAGAGCAGTACAGCTCTCCCTTAATCTCTTAAATCGATTTCTGTCAATTCCACATAGTCATCTTCGTGTGTGATTCGTAGATAATCACTTCCTTGAATTAATTTTCCATCATGCTTTTTTACAATATCTCTCATATAGTCAAATGGATGAATATGTGGAACTACCTTTTTATAATCTAAAAAAGTAATATCATAGTTATCATCCATATGTATATATACACATTTAATTGTGGGTATGATCGAATATTTATTTTGAAAATTTTCTATATCACACAGAAAATTTGTATTCCGTTCATCTAAGATTTTTGACTCCAAATCATGAACGTCAATTGCAATCATTTCCACATATCCTGTTTTAACTAGTCTTTCCATAGCTATGCATACCTCCGGTGTTGTGATTTTCAGAAAGAGTAGTATGCTGGTAAATAATGGGAATTAGAGTTAAACAAATGCATCATCAGCATCATCAGAGTCTTCCCGAATTACATATATTTGGGTAGTTTCGCTTGATTCATGCCCCAATAATTTCTGAGCTGTTTCAAGTGGGCGATGATTATACACAACTAAATTAGTTGCCCTACTTCTTCGGAGACCGTGGGGAGTAAGCCTCTGCCCAACAATTGCTGAAAATTCATTAATACACCAATCATTGAATACGCCTTCGCTCACTTGTCTTGTTTCGCCATTCTTTTGTTTAATTACAAACATGTAAGGACAATCGTCTTCACCACGAACTTCAATCCATTTTTTTAAAGCAATCATCACATCTTCGCCAAATTGAAGCTTTCTGATTTTACCAACTTTACTTCGTCCTTTACATCTAATATCATGAGTTTTATATGAAACAGATTCTACTTCATGTTCTACTCCGTTTTCGTCAACTATTTTTACCATTTTTCTTTTAGGTTCGTAATTTATCACTTCTTTTAATAACTGCCTAGATTCCGCGCGGCGGCAGCCTGTGGAATATGTGTATTTTACGTAAGCTAATTTTTGCCACTCCTCACGTTTTTCTAATTCATTACATAGATAATCAATTTGCTCAGGAGTCAAAGGCTCTTTTGAAAATACTTTTCCTGTTTTTGGAACCTGCATTTCCGCAGTTACAAAATTACGAAAAGTTGGATATTCGTCCTCATAAAAATTTTCGATAAATTTATTCATAGCACTAACAGCAGATTTTTTAAATTTAATTCCAGATTCAGAAAAACCTCTATTTGCAAGCCAATTCATGTACCTAAGAAATTCTTTCTTTTTAATATCTATGCATCTTTTATCTTTTAAGTTATTCTTCACCCAAAGAAAAAATATTCTCAAGGCTGATTTGTACGCATTTGTACTTTTAGGTGACAGATGTGTTTGATTGTTAAGATAATCATCAACCATTTCCCTATTAAATTCATTTACTGTTGACCAAATTTCATCTGTAATATCTTCTGACCTATTTGCTATCTTTTCATTCAAAAACATCACTTCCTTTTATTTAAATATTTATTTTCTTCTCACTCCATAGTAATAGGAGAGAAGCGCGAATGAGGTTGCGCTTATCCGGCGACACATGACTTCCGCCGTATCTATACTTGATGTCCAATGCCTCATTGAAGAGCACATCTATAAACTGCATTGGATTTTTTATTTATTATGGTAGAGATAGGAGAGTATTAACTATCCTACTTTAACTCTTTACCAGATTCTCCATCTGACCAATTACATGCAGCGCGGTCGGAACTTACCCGACACATTCCTATCACTGATGTTTCTAATTTCTTATTCTCCTAATTGAGAACACAAAAATAGACCCGTAAGCTTTGACACCTACGGATCCTAAAACAATCATATATCAAAAAGATTATTACAATCCAAAAATACGAAGTAAATCCATCATATCATCATGATCAACACGTTCTGTTGAATAGAATGAAACAGAATGATAACCATCGTCATCACTTTTAGATGCGGTAAAACCATGACAGTCTTTTCCATCAATTTCACAACTATCATCGTCATCGTCATGATTCATAAAATTTGAACATCCCCAACATTCATCATAATCAGGATCACAACATTCACAGCAATTAATATCGTTATCATATTCATCTTCGATGTGAACGTCATAAAGATGTTCTGTTTCAACTTTCGACAAAAGCTTAGAATTACAATTATCCAATACATAAGTTGCATATGAATCAGTATAAATATACTTCCCATCACGCTTTGCTGGTTTACACCATACTTCGTCTAAAAAAATATCAATAATATATTCATCTTCATATCCTTCGAATTCTGGATTATGAAGTATACATGAAGTTAATACAAGATCCATAGAACACAATTCAGTAATAATTCTTGTTGCTTCATCGTATTTTGCAATAACGCACACATCTGTATCTTCAACGGAAGAGCAGTATGTGTCTACAATATCTTCACACAGCTCATAAATATCATCATACGTTCTTTCAGTCATTTTTGTATTCAATAGACACACCACCAATCTTATGCGTTTACTTTGTCTTTTAATTCTTTTCCAGCTTTGAATTTTACATTTTTAGAGGATGCGATCTGCATTGTTTCACCTGTCTGAGGATTTCTTCCTTCTCTTGCAGCTCTTTCTTTTACTTCAAATGTTCCAAATCCAACAAACTGCACTCTATCTCCAGATACAAGAGCATCTGTAATTTCATCAAGAACAACACCAACAACTTCTTTTGCTTTTTCCTGTGTTACTCCGTCTACTTTTTCTGCGATTGTTTTAATTAATTCAGATTTTGTCATTTTTAAAATATCTCCTTTTCTATCAACTAATTTGTAAATTTTTATGATTTATGATATAATTCGTTACGTGGTTTTTTCACATTCTAGGATATCGGTTTCCCAAGATGATGTAGTTTATTTTGGAAGGCAGGTGATATGTATGGCAAGTTTTTACTCTGTAGAAACTCCTGTACACGTTAGTGCATACGACAGATTCCGCTTTAATAAGTGGGAACATGTATGTAAACATTGGCGTAGATTGCCACATAGGTAATCTGTAAATCTGCTTATCCTGAGCCACGGATTGAACTCTCTCGTTAGTTTTTCAATTCTGAGTAACTACAATGTTTGATATAGATATTTAACTTTTAAACTTAAGATGCACATAATTCACTATCCTTAAAAACAAATTTATATTTATTATCAACAATAGATACTTTATTGTTACAACAACGTGAAATTTTTCCTTTTGATACTCCTGTTTTTCTAACCGCATCCATAATAGATTTATATTCATTCATAAATAGCCCATCTTTACTATATTGAACTACTGGTTTTCCTTTTGGAATTATATCGTTTTCCCTGTTTTTTAAATTTTCAAACGAATTATAATATTGATATGCCCAAATGTATCCATTTGCTTGATTACTTTTACCTAAACAACATGCAGAAACAAGTCTGTAATCAGAATTTGTTTTTAACGATGCTTCGGATAAAGAATTAAACTTTTGAATATAGTTTCCTTCTAAAGTATACTGAAAAATTTCTTTGCATTGTTCTTTTATTACTGTATTAAAAAAATGGTTTTCTTTATCAATAGGAATTAACTTATCTTCTTTTTCGTAAGACCATCTATAATCTTTTGTGTATGCAATTTTGCCTTTACAGCAGGAGCATATAGCAGAATTATTAATTCCAGTAACTCTTTCTGCTTCCATCATTGAAGGAAATTCTCTTATATAATTCCCATCAATGTCATACAAATAAACTTTTTTCGATAATCTATTATTAAATGCTCCAATAGCACCATTGTCTCCACCTATAGATATATTATATCCATATTTTCTATCTGTGGTTTTATATTTTCTTATAAGGTCTTTTTCTTTTTTACAAGCATCTTCATAAGCAAGTCCTTCAAATAATATTTCATGTTTAAAATTATTCCACCCGTATTTTTCAATGGCTTTACCAAATACTTGTCCGGAGTATCCAGAACCATCTTTATGCCATCTATACAAAGGTTTTTCTAATCCTGTTATTCCTATATATTTTTTACCATTGATATTATTTGTGTGACAATAAACATAATATGTTTTATCCATAAGAACCTCCAATATTTCTATATAAATTATTCTCCATTTAATAAGTGGTCTACTTATTCGCAGACCACTTATCCAATAACTCATTTAATTTTTTATCTTTTATATAAACCCAAAATAATTTTTTGCTATTTGGATTTAATGCCGCTAATTTATATCTCATCCCATTTTTATATAGATAATCTCTAAGTGGAAGAGAGTAGCAACAATATAATTCAACTTTCATGTATTTAACCTCTAATTCAAAATAATCTTATATGTCTCAGTATGACCATATGCTTTATCAAATCCCCATATCTGCACACTAGCTTTACTTCCTTTGTTTAAAGAATCACTGTACGGATCACTTCCAACAAATGAAGGACTAATTAATATTTCTGCATCTCCAATAATTCCCTCATGCGATGGGATTACTTTTCCATTATGTAAATGTCCAACAATGAGTGTGTCATAGAATTTTTTGTGTAGAACGCTTTTGTCTTTAATAGCGGTTTCCACATTCTTAATTTGATGACCATGCATTGCAAGAATTTCATTTCCTGGCATATATACATCAACAAAATCTTCGCCATTTTTCGCAAGATGTACATGAATTCTTTTATTGTTTGCACATAAATCATGAATATAATTACCCATCAAATATTCTAAATCTTCATCTGCTAATTCACTTGGCTTAGCGTTAAGAACTCTAATTTGAGTATGATTTGCCGAGGGTGTGTGGTAGTAAGTGATTTCCACATATGCCGAAAGTTCATTCAACATAATTGCAATTAATCTACACACTTCAACCGTTGCTTTCATGATAGACGTATCATTAATTTTTAAATCACTCAAACGTAAAACGCCCTGTAAAAGATCTCCAAGCGATACAATTGTTAGCTTCCCAATCTTTTTATCTTGAATAAAATCAATCAATCTATGAGTCAAATATTCAAATCTTTCCTTAGCGATTGCCGGAGAATATTCATTATTTACACTTTTAAAACAAGCTCCATAATGCACATCTGCAATTCCGACCAAATAATTTATAGTATGTATTTCATTGTATAAAATCGGTCTAAATTCCGGTAATGGAAGAGTATCAATAACACTTCCAATATATTCATAATACAATTCCTGACGTGATTCACTTCTGTCAAGTCTATTTCTTTCAATATTAGCTGTTTGAATTTTTATCCGCTCTTTGCGTAATTCTTCTAATTTCTTATCTAGTTCTCTTAATTTAGAAAATTCATCTACATCAGTATAGATTTTACTCTTTAAATATTCTTCTCTGAATTGTCCACCGAAAATAGTAGAAGATGACTTTCTGATTGTATCAACCGCACATTGAATATTATATTTCTCCTTGATTTCAGCCCAGTCCATATCATTTGTGCCGTTCAATTTATTTTCAATATCTCTACATGCATCTTCATAAGATTCAGTTGTCAATCCGTATTTTTTTAATTCTTTTTCAAAATTATACAGTTTGACACACCACCTTACATATCGTCTTCGGAATCTTCTTCCGGCATATCTAAATCTTCTTCAGATTTAACATCAACAGTAAGATTAACTTCACATCCATCATACTCACTAAGAAGTGTAGAAAGTTTCTTATCCTCGCCGTTAATTTCAATTGTCATATTTTCTAAGTCAAGCGTTCCTGTAGCTTTCAATTTTTTTGTTGTTGTTACTTTAAATACAAAATTTGCCATATCAATTAATCCTTTCATTATCTATATTTTCGACTAAATGTGAACTACCCAACGTGGTTTGCATCGGTGAGAGGCGTGTTGGGTTCTGTTTCAATAAAAATAGAAGAGTAGTGCTTGTCTACTCTTCCTCGTCATAATATTCTTCAGTTTTTGGTTCATAATGAAACCCAATAGAGCATGTATCAACTTCTTCAGTTTCAGAATTTGACTGTAAACATCCTCTCTATAATTTATCTACTAACATTGCAATTTTGCTTCTCCAAACATTCGGAAGATGTACATATCCAAATTCTGATTCACCTTGAAGCACATCAATTGCTCGTTTAAATCCATTTGAATTTCCTTCAAACAAATAAGAATCAACCTGGCTATCATAGTCACCTTCGATAACAATTTTACATCCGCTACTCGCCCTAGATAAGCACAACTTTAATAATTCGGTTGATGTATTCTGCGCTTCACTGATATATAAAATTTCATTATCCCTTACTTCCATTCCTCGTACATCTGCCATAGAAACTAATCGGATTTTATCTTGCTGTAATAACATTTCGACAGCAAATCTATCACCAAATTTTGTAGTCAGCATGGAACCTATCGAATTTTGCAGAGCCTTTTGAGTTGCATCACCACAATAGAAGCCCATATCTGCAGCACCTTTTGCTTTATTAGGGTTAAACATAATGATCACTCTATCATACTCACCATTCTCTATAAGACTCATCATAGATACCAATGATATCAATGATTTTCCGCTGCCGGCATGTCCAGTAATAGCTGTCATTGTATTTGAAAAAATTGAATCAATAGCACAGGCTTGATATGAGTCTTTTGGTCTAATTTTATCTCCAAAAATAGTAGAGCGAACTGTTTTTTCACATACAGCCCTATATTCATTTCCATCCCATTTTCTATAATCTACAACTTCGCCATCTGATTTTTTAATAATGAGATATTCGTTTCGCAAACAATCATAAATATTTTCATTTGTATGACAATAGAAGTAACTCATTTCTTCATCAGACAATGTTAATTCTTTATATCCAAGATATTCGTCAAGATTTTTGACAAGGTTAATATCCGAAACTCCTTTTGTAGGAAGTCCAAAAATATTACGAGATATGAATTTACAATTTAAATCATCAGAACATACAAGTACTTCCGATACATTTAAATTGTAATAATAAGCAGAAGCTAAGATAATGTTATCTGGCGTTTCAGATAAGAAATAGCTTTCAATTATTTCTTTTATTTTTGGAGAATATAAAACAACATCATAATCACCATTATGCTTATCTAATAATCTGGAAATTTGTCTGGCTTTATATTTTACTTCTCCATCTTTAGAATTAGACACCTTGATATTCTCGATTTCTTCAAGTGTCTTTTGTGCAATAATAAATTTTTCTTTAAATGCATTTTCTCCTAGATTGAGTAATGCATTCGTATCAAGGAACAATGTGTATTCCAATAAGGTGAACCACCTTTCCTTCTAGTTTTAATTCTAGTTATTTTTACGTTTTCTGTTTGTATGTTTCTTTGTATGTGTTGTTTCTTTGATTGACCGTGATCTGAATTTTTCTAAATCCTGCATCAATCGATAATTTTCTGTTGCGTATTTTTTGTTAGCTCCAGATACTGTACGATGAATATGATCTCTCCATTTCCATCCTTTGCTTAACAAATATTTACACTCTTTGTCTGTAATAAGAACTATTTTAAACATTCCTTTCATTTCGTATTTCTCCACAGTGGGAGAGTAACGGATACTATAGGGGATGATCCTATAACCTTTCGGTTAACAGCCGAATGCTCTACCAATTGAGCTAAGTATCCATATATTTCATGTAGTCTGCTCGTCCAAAACACCCATCCACAAGGACGACAAAATATATTGTTATGTGAATAGTTACATAGAACATAATAAACCTAGAGCGGCTTTCATATTAATCTAGTGTCACCCAGATAATAATCAGCAGGTTTTTGTGCGCCACTGATTGACGGTCAGCGCAACACTTAAGGTGAAACAGCCCGTAGTTGATTCGAACAACTGAAAATGCAGGAGTCAAAGTCCTGTGCCTTACCGCTTGGCGAACGGGCTATATTTCGAAAGAGGATAGTAGTAGCACTGCAAAATCTGCAGCACCACTACTAAATGAGAAATGATAAAAGAGAAGTCAATGCATAAGCACTTGATTATGAATACAAATGGAGCTTCCTCCTACATCAACATATTGTCATAATGTTCTGCCACTACTTACAAAGGGCTGAGAATAAGGGAGCTACCCTTAGACTTCCTTTGCATCTGGAAACAGTAATTGTAGTCTCGACTGGTTACGAGAAACTTTCACCCAGGTCATTCAGCAATTAACCATTTTTTATACTTGTTCTATTATCTGTAATATGTATTCTTTTTCTTTTCTTACGTCAATTTGGGCTACTTGTACATTCAACAGATCTTATGCCGGAATTTCTTCCGTTCAACGACGTAACTAACTTATTTGGATTTCCGCTACTTAACTCCTGTAACATTCCATCGATACAGGCATCACGGTTATTACTCCACTGGAGTCGTCTATTATGTTAGCGATCTGACAATTGCAATTTACGGCAATAAGTCTTTGCACATATATTTAGTTTTGACGGTTTCCGTCTTTCTGTTTATGATTTGCATCATTCCAGAAGCTATAGTATGAAACTATCGCATCATGCCACAACTCACTGTTCATATATTCTCAGCATGGTGACTAGCCAATCTACACTGAGGTATTTGTATCCATAAGCAAATACTTATATATTCTACATAATAAGAAAAACGGGCATAGTGCCCGGAAACCCAGTGTTTTCAAGGGTTTCTGGCATTTTCTGAATCGTTACATACTATTTTCTCTATACTTTTGCACTCTAATTCTTGTTTTTTCTTTCGTAATTTCTCTCTGACAATCATTGCAATAGTTCATATTATTGCTAGTTTTTTTGAACAGTCTATCACAACATTTACATCTTTCAAATTTCCCCTCACCGATAAAATTGAGATACTCGTATCCTAATTCTCTAAAATCAGTTATTTTTGAAATAGTATTTCCTGATTTTTCAATAAAGTTAATTTTCAAATTAAGATTGTCATTTTTGTTTGAAAAAGAAATTAAACCAAGCTGCTCCAGATCATTTAAATACAAAAACTTATCATTTCTGTGTTTTACGTTTACACGAGAAGTTTTGTAGATTTCTTTTATATCTGTATTAACCCATCCATTATTTGTATCAGACAACATATTGTATAGTTTTGCAAAACATAACATTGTAAATAAAAGTTTTTCGTATTTGATAGAATTAACCTTTGAAATTATGTCTAACTCAGATTGAAAAATTTCTACATAATCTATTTCTCTTAATTTATATTTATGTGCTTTACTTACGATATTTTCAATAACATCTTCCCATAAAGCAGGATTATAATTTTTATAATTTCGAGTCATAAAATCATTTAATTTAGAAATAGTGTCTTGTTTATTTAAATTTACTTTTTGTCTATAATACCTAGATAATAGAAATATGGTAGAAGTTGGCTTGTTGCCAACCTCTCCTTCAGAAATGATTCTTTCTGCTTCTTTTGTTTCGTTTAATACAACCATTCATCATCCTCCTTGTCATCAATTCCAAGATCGAATTTGATTTCATCTGTTTTCATTGAAAATCTTTTGCCAGAAAAATAAATGTCCCCATTCTCATCTTGTGTTGGATAAGCAACTTTATAATTGCTCCTTTTAAGAAGATTTGCAATAATCATATCTCCACAAATATCCCATGCAAATTGTTTGCTTGATTTGCTTTTTGAATAACACAAATCTAAAACAATATCGCATAAATATTCCTCATTTGGACATTGTTCTAAGCAACGACGTTTAAAATCTTCTTTTAATACATATTTTTGAAGCTGTCTATCATCTGATTTTACTCTTTCAGATTTTGCAAATTGCATATAACTTGAAAGCTCCTTTTTGTAACTCTCGTATATTTTTTTGATTTTGTTAAATAATTGTTTTGAATATTTAACATTGCACTTCATAATAGAATAATCAAAATCAGTTTTCGCATCAAAATTAAAATTATCAAATTTATTTTCAATCGCCCAACATATTTTGTTTATCGTACAAGGTGCAACCCCTAAAGGCATTCGTTTATAATAACAACTTATAAACTTTTTCTCATCTTGAGTTAATAACTCTTTTTTTAAAAGTTCATCAAGAGTGATTCTAAATTTCATAATACATTTTTCATTATTTCGTTTAATGTATTCTGACATTTTTGTTTTTTCAGATGGATAGATATACTGCATAAAATACGGCTTTTTATCTGCAACAAGTTTTCTGTTCAGCCAATATTTTTTCTTATCAGAAGAACATTTCCCATTTGATAGTTTATTTGAAACCCAATTATACCACTCACTAGGCATAGGTTTTGATTCAATGCCCTTGGTTTTCCTTTATACCCTCGGTTTCCCGATATTTATTAGGGGAGTAGAGCACATCATCACCTCATTTAAAATGAGGGCAAGGCACTTCTGATCAAGGAGTCCCACCTTAATCATACAGACTTCATTATCTCATAGAGATAGTATGTCTTGCTCGTTTGACCTTCTAATGCATTACTGCTTTAGCTTGGCACTGGATTATCATATATATAACATTGAGATGGTTATGCGTATTTCCATCTTCTATATGTGGCGATTAAGTACACAGTCTGTCTATTCATATTTAATAATTTTGAAATTTCTGTATAGGTCAAATTCTTATCTTCATGTAAACGCCTTATTTTTCTTACTGTTTCTATATCATATTTTGCACCGTTAGGTTTAGATTGTTGAATTTTTGAGAAATTTTCTTTTGATTCTTCCGACCATTTATATCCTGATGCATATTGAGAAATTTGTCTCCCATATTCCTTGAGTTCTTCATCAGACATTCTATTAAAACGGTTTTTTTGAGATTCTGACATTTTTTTCTTAGTTTCGATAGTGGCTTTACGACCAGTCATGTTGATTCTATTTTTGTCTCCAATTTTTCTTTTGGTTTCTTCCGACAAATGCTTTCCTAAATTATGTCCACCGTCACCACCATCTCCAATATTATAAGCAAGTTTTTTGTCTTTATATAACTTGATATATTTTTTCTCTAATTCATTGACCATATTACTATCTTCATTGTTATTACATTGATACAATACAATAAATTCAAAATTATCTTCTCCGTATTTATTGAATGATTTTTGCAAATGTGGATTTATATGATATCCACCACGAAGACTTGCAAAATGACAATCTTTCCTGTCTCCAAAATTCATTTCTGTTTTCCCAACATAAATCTTGTTATTGATTTTATTTCTTATTCCATAAATTCCATAATTGTTATATAAACTTATATAATCACATTCTTTCTTTTAAATTTTTTACGCATATTTTTATTGTTATATACTTAGACTTCTCCAGTTAGCACATTACCTAATTACCATTTCCTGTAATTCCTATACGTGTAATGTACACCTTATATTTATAAGTTCACCTTGTTATTCGATACACATCACTGTGTAAAGCGACTAAAGTTAATCGATCGAGTTTTGTTGGTATAATTGTCCACATTTAATACGATAATCAAGAATTCTGTATTCACGACTATCTTTTGGAAAGTTTGCTTGAACTTCAAACATTGATGTTATTTTATTGGTCACTGCACCAACAGCATTTCCGAAACTATTGATATTAGATTTCATGATATCATCTTCTGTAGGAACACATTTTGGCGCTTTTCTCTGTACACATACAACTGCCGGTAATTCTTGTGTTTTTCTAACAAGCAGTGGGAAAGAAGTGTTGATTACGCAGTCTCCATCCTTATCGAAGCCATTCATGGCATCTGCACAAGTATCCCAACTGTTAAAAATTGTTGGAGTCGTCATGTATTTATAGAACTCATCCATTTTTTCATTATGAACGACATTTAATTTTCTTATATTATTATGAGATGTCATTGGTGCGCGAAAACTTGCAATCTTGTCTACTCTTTTGTCAATCCAATATTTAGAATAAATTTCTCCAGATTTTAATAGTCCTGTAACCTCTAGTCCAAACATTGACTGACATAATGAATATGGATCGCCGGACACTAAAGAGTAATTTGCTGGAACATTTAAAACACCAACCTTGGCATCATCAATTCTTTTTTTGATCATAGAATAAATTTGTGATTTGACAAATGGATCATTTTTCATTTCTGGTTCAATCATTAAAGCTGTTGAAAATGAATTATCTAAATTCTGAATAGTATTACTATTCAAACCAACACCTTTTGAATACAAAATTGTTTTTCTGTAATCATCCAATAGAATATCGTTAATTTCTGAAACAGTTGGATCAATAAGTTCTTCAATTTCACTATCACTAAAATCGTAACTTTGAAGAAATTGATAATTCATCGTTCTAACATTTTCTAATTCTTTTTCAGAACTTTTTGTAATAGCAAAACTATAATGATTTTTTTTACAATTATCTAAGTAGTCTTCAATAGAAGAGTAGGAATCCCATAATTTTAACATTGATTCTGTTAATACAAGTTCTATATCCTTTACATTATGTGAGTTACCCCAGACATCTGTAATAGTTTCTATTTTATGATCATATGCAAATTTTTGAAAATCAATTGGGAAAACAGCTCCTTTACAAAATGAATTTCTTATTACACATCCTGGTAATAAAAAATCTTCGCCAATTTCTTCACCCCATCTTTTCATAAGCTCCGGCATAGCTAATCCATATCCGTCACTGTCGTTTAATTCCACTTCTTTATCTTTTATATATTTCATACTTGGTTCTTCAAGATCTGTATCGTCTAATTCAATTATATCGGATTTAAAATGTGTAATACAATCATGCACAACAACGACTCCATTTGGATATGAGACAGGGGTAGAAGAACTACAGACTAAAGCATTATATGCTTCTAATTTGGCTGGAGAAAATTCTTTTGACATATTTCTTCCATTGTCAATTCGTCTTTTTAATTCAGGTAGTAATTTCTCATTCACAAAAACAATTGTGTTGTTTTTTACTCCACCAGTAGTCCCAAGTAAACGTCTATATGTAATTCCATTTATTTTAAAACCATTTTTATATATTTTATAATAATCTTTATTATTATCTATAACAACACATACATAATCTTTTTTGAATTGGTAAGTGTCCAATTCTTCATATAGCTTTTTAATCTTTGGTCGTGAAATGGATAAGTTTTTTTCATATTTTAAATTTTTGATTTTAGATTTTATATCTGAAATATGGAGTTCAGGATTTGTAACTCCATTCAATTCATCAATAAATCTCATCATTTGACTTTCGCTTAAAGCAATTAATTCTTTATTTTCTCTCGCCTGTCTAATTGATAATTGCAAATTCCATTTTGCTCTTCTAAGACGAGAAGAATGTATTTTAAAAACATATCTTTGTGATGTTAAGTGTTTACTCAATTATTTAATACCTCCAAAAATCTCATATTCTCATTTGTGTATTTCAATAGCTGTTTTTTGTTTTCTATCATCATTTCGCATAATACTTGTTTTAAATATTCGATATCTCGACAACATTTTTTATATTCATCATAATCCATTTTGCTAATCATAATTTTCTTATATTTTTTGTTTCTGAAATTAATATGAAAATTACGTTCTGTTATGTTGTATGACACGAGTGGTTCTGCGAGTATATATTCAAAAGAGTTATACTTACTGTGATTTACCATCACATAAAATATCCAATTATTATTAGACAATTGAGATAACTTAGCTTTTAAATCATTATCTAATTTTTCATTTTGTAAAAATAAATAAAAATTTTGATCTTTTTCATGAGGAATATTTCTCTCTAATTTTTTTCTATACTCAATTTTTTTAATTGCTTCTTTAGGCTTTCCAAATTTTTTATGGAAGATTTCATAATCAAATGAAAATTCATCTAATAAGAAACCGTGAAAATAACTATAATTTATTCTAAGTTCATTTTTTATCAAGTTTGTATTCCAGAATAAATGATTATATTCTATTGGAAAAATAGTTTTAGTCTCAGATGAATAAAAAGCATATGCTACATTTTGCATAAATTTCTTTCTCATATTTTTCTTTGAATATTTCTGTATCCCACAAATCCATATGTCATTTATGCCAGCAGCGTCATATAATTCATGTCTTTCTATATAATCTGTTGAAATAGGAGAACACTGATATTCAATTACATATTTTTTATTTTTATATTCAAACATAATGTCTGGTCGTTGTTTTGTTTCTGGTATCCAACCTTCCAAAACTGCATTTTTAACGTTTGGCTGTTTTTTAATCCATTCAAATAGATCTCGTTTTCCTTTTAAATGCTCTTCAGTTTCAGGTTCATTATATTGATAATCACACGACATCTTTTCCATATGTCTAAAATATGGTGTTTTGATTTTACCATGACAGTATTCGTATGGTTTATTACAAACAGGACAAAGTAGAATTTTCTTTTCTGTCCATTTTTTAAGCTGCTCCTTATCATGTGTTCCATCATAACAATTGATGATTTCGTTTCCTAATTTACAAGTTAAAATAGTAATGACCTCACTTTCAATTTTATTCTCTATTTTCTTCTGCAAATTTTTTGATATAATAGTTATTGTGCATAGACTTTGACCAATTGATTGCTTTAGCAATTTTCTTGATTTTTGTTCCACCTTCTGCACATCCTCCGGTACTGAAATCACCAATGGTGATATTATCAATCAGATATTTGTGAAATTCATTCCGGCTTGGGATATGAAGATTATGGTTGCCTGGTGTTACATATGTACTGTTTCTCATAAATTAAATCTCCTCTGTTTTTAAAAATTATATTTGTCATTTTACTCGCTCCTTTATTTGAAGTGATGACTATTGGTTACATATATTTATTCTCTCTTTTGTTATTTGACTATTAACTAATTGCATCATGTCTGCTATAATTACTCTTGATCTCTTTTGGATTAGAGCAGCAACCAGGAACTGTCGATTCTGACTTGTTGCAATAATCCAAAACATCCGTGGATCATACATCCACAAAATCTTGTGCAGCGGAAGATATTTTCTAGGGATATCTTCACTGCAATTTTAATGTGATAGAAAATATAATTATGTTTTCATTCACATAACTCCTTTCTTTAAATGAAATTTGGTTTTTAAGTTACAAATTGCTAAATAATGTTTATTGAATGTGTGGACATATTTTCATCCACCATTAAAAACAAAATGTATAAAGTAGGATTACTTATTATTCACCACTTGTTTTTTGGTTTTTATGATTTTAATTGTGTCTTCAATATCTTTAATAAAAGAACTTATCAATTTTGTTTGACCATTATATAAATCAACATATGATAAATATAATTCTTTTTCTGCTCTTGTAATTGCGACATAGAATAGTCTACGTTCGTCATCAACATTTTCATTCTTATAGTGTGGCAGAATCTCTTCATTGCATCCAATGATAAACACGACAGGATATTCCATGCCTTTTGACTTATGAATTGTAAGTAATTTGACCTTATCATTGTCTTTATTTTCCATTTCCGTATTTAACTCATCTATGTATGAAACAAATTCTTTAATAGAAGAGTATTTAGAACAAATATTTTCAAAACTATTAAGGTTGTCGATTTGTTCAATATAACTTCCATCATCTGATTGTTTCCCTTTTGTAACAAATTTATCAATGCTTAATCTATTTCTCAAAAATCTTACTAAATCTGAAATGTTAGAATTCTGATTATTTTGTAAATAATTTATTACTTCAATGATTTCATCGATCCCTTTTTTGAATCTCCAATTTCTCCTGCCAATCGTAAACATTGAATTGTATAATGATGTATTTTTTTTAAAACTGTTATCTGTTACTTCTTTTAAGAATTTTTTATCTAGCCATCGATTTGGTTTATTGTATAGATAAGAAAATGATTCATTATCATTTGTGTTTAACGCAAGTTTAAAGTAAGAAATTATCAATTTGATTTCTGCTAATTCTGTAAAAGTTTTACCATCAACAATTTCAAATGCTATATCTTCATCATGCAACGTTGACTCTAGTTTTTGTAATTGAGCATTTGTTCTGGCAAGGATAGCGATGTCGTTGTAATCGTATCCTTTAAATTTTAATTCTCCTATTTTTGATGCAACCCATAAACATTCTTCATAATCATCAGAAAAATGTCTTAACTCAGGAATTTGAAAATTTCCTTTATATGAAATACTTTCTACGTAATTTTTGTGTTGAGAATCAGGAATACTTAACGCAAGTTTATTTGCTGTAGATACAATATCTTTGCTACATCTATAATTTGTATTTAGATTAATAACTTTTACATCTTTATAATCAGTATCAAAATTTAGAATAAATCTGCTATCACCACCTCTAAATGAATAAATAGCTTGAAGAGGATCTCCAACGATCATTGTATTTTTTGTGTTTAATTTTCTTAAAAGTAATGCTTGAGAAATTGAAATATCCTGAAATTCATCAACTAATATATACTGAAAAATATTTCGATACTTTTCTAAAGTATAATAATCAGTATCAAAAATTTTATTTGCCATGTTCAAAAAATCATCAAACTCAATAAGTGAATTGATTTCTTTATACTCTTCATAAGTTTTGTATATTTGTCTCATATCCTCTTCTTTAAATGGGATATCAGGAGTGTAAATTAAATCATCATTTGGCGTTTTCATGTTATTTTTCTGCAATGCAATAAACGATGTAATTTCGTTGTATGGAACATTATCAGAATCACAAAGTAATAAGGAGTCACTACAAATCCATTTTATTGTTTTCTCTTTTTCCCATGGAGCTGTCCATATTTTAAATTTTTTGATTCCATACACAGAGGAGATGATCTTCAATGCAAATGAATGAAAAGTCTCTACAGATACATTCGATATATTAAGTCCCATTAGTTTTTCGATTATATTCTCTTTTGCTTTTTTACTAAAGGTAATTGCCAGGATAGAAGATGGTAATATATTATGTTCTTCAACCATTTTTTTGATTCTATTCGTAAGAACGGTTGTTTTCCCGGAACCGGCAGATGCAATAACCGCCACATTTCCTTCTATTGTATTAATAGTTTCTTCTTGTTGTTTATTAAAATTCATATATCTATTTTCCTTTCTTTGACGATGTTATTTTTAAGGTATAATTATCGTCAATTGTTTTTTCTCTTATTCTGTTTCCAAGGTATTCTGTATTTTTATCAATCGTTATTTCGCATAAATTTTGAAAACATAAGCTGTAGTCATCCTTTTCTGCATAAGAAAAATATTTATCCGGATTTTTATCAAACCTTTTTTCTGCATTTCCAACCAATAAATCTGTAAATTCTTTATTGAATTCACTTATTAAATTATTCATTTTGAATTTACCAAACTGTTTTAATATAAAATTACATTTATTAAGATCTACATAATATGCTTCATATGTTTTGAAAACACATTTGATTTTCTTTTTATATAGTTCTTTCTTTAATACTTCTCCAAATAATTTTGATTTTTTGCTATAATATCGTTCTCCAGCATTTTCTATTTTTGCTGCTTTATCAGCAATTGAAACACAATGAGAGTAGTAGTTCATTTCATCTTCAGATGCTTGATGACTATCAATAGAAATATCAACGTGTATATTCCCGCTTTCATCAATAATATTTTTACCGCTTGATATTTCTTCGTTTACTCTATAAACTTCTCTCCAGATAACTAATCCTGCAGATTTTAAATAATCAAGTGCATTTGTTATGTACCATTCAATCATGTCATCTGCTTTGTCATAAAATTCATTAATGGTATCAAGAGAGCATTGTGTTTCTTTACTGGTGTCTTCTTTGTTATATTTAACAAGGTTGTAATTTTTGTTTACCATATTTATCTCTCTAGCCCATTTACCGACAGTAATATCAATTTTATTATTCTCATCGTGACCGTTAATCAGATTGGTAAGTAATAGTGGTACAATATATTGATACAAGGATTTTGTCATCTTATTGAAATTTGATGGAAGAGGATAGTCATATACTTTTGTGATTCTATATGTTCTGTCACCTAAATCTTCAATGTTACAATATCGAGACATTTTTGTAAGTAAAGTCTTTTTATAGTTACCAATGAATCTACCATATTCTTTATAAGATTTTTTTTGTGCATCACTTCCGTATAGATCTACTAACTTTTTTTCTGTAATTTTTCCTTTTTTGATATTTAATTTGTTCAT